CCTAGAAAGGAGCGGAACTTTTCTGTCATACCGGACGGGAAGGAGCGACTATTTAAGGTTTTGGTCACACTCTTCCTCAATAACCAACCGGGGCTACACATCAGAGCTCCCCGCGCCATCTTGCGGCGCCGCGCCGAGCACCCTGGTGCAAGACTTGAGGAATATCTCGCCAAGCCATGTCAGGAACAAGAAAGGACTTGAGGTCCTGGGCCGCCTTTGCAAACGCGCTCACCCGTTGAGCTGTTCGGGTTGGTCCTTCAAGCCACTGGAGACTCCCAACCTCCTCAGACGACGGGCGCGCTGTTTCCTAGCGGGGACCCCCGCCAGTAAACCAGCCCGGAGTCCGGGGAGGGGGCAGAGTCGTTGAGCCATGGCCAGTCGTACCTCCCTGCACCCGCGTCTTCTCCTCCTTTGTCTGTGACGAGTGAGGAGTCTGAAGGTGTCTGTCAGCAAGGTCTAACCTACACTCCACAGCATGATACATCAACACGTCCATCACTGGAGGCCTATCATAATCGGCTGCAAAAGCCACATCATGTAGAGTAAGTAACATCCCCCCGAAAGGATCTGTGGTACTCCAATGGAATCTGTCAATTGCACCCTTAAAGTCCTCCATGGCGTGAGGGATCATTAGTGGCGCGTAGAAATCATGCTGGAGACCGTCTTTCAACTCCAACCGAGGAATCGTGGCGTTGCTGGCATGCTCCGCCTTTTGAGTCGCAGGGTCAAAGTCGGCCTGTGGACAGGAATGAGCAAGGTAGCCGCGCAGCGTGGGACCGCCGGTAACCTTAATCCTCATCACCCCTCCAGTGGCTCGGCCTTCAGCTGATACCAAGTTCTTAGGGTGTCCAATCGCTTCCGCAGCAACAGCACCAGAATTGTAAACCCCGTCTGGGACTGAGCCTAGAGGGGTCACATCGGAATCAACCCAGTCACCAAGAGTGCCAGTGTCCGTCTCCTGTGAGCGGGTCAAACTCCATATCCCTGGATTTGCAGTCACCCCAGGTGTCAGAATAACAGCTGGGGAAACGCTGACTGCCGGGTGGAAAAGAATGCTTGGTTGCAAATTACCAGCGCGCAGTGTGACTCGTGCTCTGAAAACGAACACCTCCAGCCTGGTTGGAACCGGAGCCGGGAGGCCTCTGGTCACCGTATTCATGTGACGCATGAAGGCGTCGTAGCCGACCCCTCTCTTGGGCTGCGCCTTCAAAGAGGGCGGCTTGGAGCCTCCGTTTGGTCGGGCTTGCATCTGGAGATGCCTGGCTTTGTCCCTCTTCGATTGGGCCGCACGATCTGCAATCTCTTTCTTTGACAAGGTAGAGCCATTCCGCCCTTTGGGCTGGCGGGAGCCGCCTTGCGACGGTTTGGCTCGTGCGGGTGCCATGAATAAAACGGCAGATAGCGCTCAAAGAGGCACGAAGCGCAATGGATAGTGGAAGGCCCGCCAACTGGAGCCAAAAGTCAACTGACATGGTATACGTTGTGTATATACCCCACCACCTACCACATGAAGCAAACTGTACAGCTAAATGATCGGAAAATCTATACAAATCTACGAATCTATACAAATCTATACAAGCTGTACAAGGTTGAGGCTTTCGCCTCAATAGGTCGCGACGGCATAAGGGCTCGCCTCCGGCAAGAAGAAGCCGAAGGCATCGTAGAGGCGGGCATAGAACCAGCTCGCATACTCGTTGTGACGGAGTGCGAAGCGATGGCCCGCTGCAACCTCTGCATCGGGAGTCTTCATCGTCCCGTCAGGCCGATAGTTGCGCAGGAGCAGACCATTAAAGAGCTTCTCCAAATTGTTGTAGACGGCCTTCCACTTTCCTCCCTCCTTCACAAACAGGTGGGAAGTGAAGTCCAGCGGTTTGCCTTCTTCAACAATCTCCACCTCAGGATCGACTATGCCGAAAGCGCGCAGCGTGTCCATATTGAGCTCGCCGGCTGCGACTAGGTCGTCCGAGCAAGCCATTGTTGCGACAGCGCCACTGCAAAAGGCATAGAAAGTCCTGAGGAAAGAATTGATTTCACCAGTAGACAAGATTCCACTGGACAAAATCCCGAAATGGAGAAGCTCCACAAGATCCGATCCCACGGCCACGACATGGGCGGACAAAGTGGCTGCCTGACACAGTAGAAGCTGTGTAAAGGCCTCCAACTCGTCGACATCACCACTGCAAGCCTGGTGGATTCTACGGTAAGCGTCGAGATAAAACCCGTCTCGCCTAACTGAGAAATCCCACCCACTGGCGTCAGAAGTTGTGACAACCTCACCTGTTTGGTAAAGGGAATCAATTATCGCTCCCAACTTCTCCACCCCTTCATCGTGATGGCCCATACCTAGGACCTGGTGGGTCATTCTACCCTCTTCGTAGTCCTGCAAGCTCTGTTTATTCGTCCTCACATGGAGGGCGTGGAGCAAGAGCGTGTCCAACAAAGAGGGATTCCAGATGAGACGCCAGCGGCGAGCCATTCGCTTCCGAGGGGCATGCGCCTCTGGCTTTATGAAGAGCTCTTCTGGATCCTTACAGCCGGACTTTACCAGAAGGTAAGGAGACATCCTTCCCATGAGCCCAGGACCAATGGCCAGGTGCACAAGAAACCGGCACCTGACCCACTCTTCGATCCTGGCACGGTTGTTGCCCTCCTTCCACACTGATTTAGAACCCTGCACGACTCGTGCGGACCAGCCAGTGGATTTTGTAAGGTCGAAGGAATCGAAGGCATAGTTCAAGCTGGAGGTCAGGTTGTCCAGACAACCAGTGACGTCCACACGAGAATAGCGAGCAAGCATCGCAGGCCAATGTTCCTCGACCTTCTTAGCCACAAGCTCGATGTCCGAGAAGCCACCTGCCTCAAGACGCCTCAGCTGTGTCAAAAGCGAGTCCTTAATTGCTCGTGGGCCAGTTGGCGGAAGAGCCCAATCCCAACTCAACAATGGAGGGAGAGGTTCCGTGATGCGAGGCTTCCTCCCTCGAGAAAGCAACTCTTCATCTCTCATCTTCTGCTCAAGCGCCCTCAAAGAATCTCGCATAGCATCACCAAAGCGCTGCGGCTCGTTGGTAGTCGCACCTTTCCCTTGTGGAGAAATGTTCGCCACTCTCCGAGCCATGAGTTTGCCGTTCTTATCATAAGCATAGTCCTCAACGTCAACGTCTTGGCGACCCGCCGTGGTGTCAACCATCTTCCAGAAGTCTGCCATCATAGGGTGATGCCTGAGGTCGCGGTACGAAATAGACGCACCAACATCAGCAGCCACCTGCGAGAGGGTTTTCTTCTGGCCTATGAAATCACCAATAGGGTCATAGTCGAGATCCTCAGAGTCGCTTGGCTTAGTAGTCAACTCTTCCAACTCACTTTCGCCGGAAATAACTGAGGTAGCACTAGCGTAGGAAGCATGTGAGAAACCAAGTTGGTTCCTCGCAGCCTTCTCGCTCTCTTTTGTCTTGTGGCTGACGGACAACGACTGAAGACTAATCTTCTGTTGGATTTCTGCCAAAGATGGCATAGGCTCTTCCTTCGGTATGGCGGGAGGCTCAAGAGCACGCAGCCCGAGCGCATCGCCATCCGGAGGAGACACCTCTGCAACAACCGAGGCAGAGTCCAGTCCTGGGGCGGCAGCCGTGGGAGTAGTCTGAGCGGCCGTTTGCAGAATGCGATTCAGTCGCTGCAACTTCTCCGTCGGAATATTAGAGACGGCCTTAAGGATCTCATAGTCAGACGACTCATCATCAAACATATCAGCCCAACTCATCCGGGCTCTTCCTCCACCAAGTGTATTGAAACCCTGCAAATGCGCCGAAGCAGCCTCCGCGGAAGCTGTCTCCCCGCCGTGCAACCTAGCAGCATGGCCTGCTGCAGCCATCTGTGTCTCCTTAGAACCTTCATGAAGACGTTCCCAGTCGTAGGTGTCCTTGTATGAACGAAGACCCTGTTTGTCCCCAGTGAGTGCCAGCATGGAATATTCTTCATCGCCTCCTTCAGCATACTCAAGAAGATTAGCATACGCACTATCCTCCAAAGCCTCCTGAAGACTCCGATTAGAGCTACTACTAGAGACATCAGCCGAGAGACTTTCGCCAGAGAAAATCGTCAAGGGGATCTGGTCGACAACGGAAGGGGCAAGCTTCGTGATATCCTGCTCATACGCGTCCTCGCCGTTGGGCCGCGTCTGGATATAGGCATCAAGCATCGCCTGCGCTGCACCTCCACCTTGGTCCCGCATCGAATAAAGGACGTCGAGCGTCTGCGCACTGAGCTTGGGGGTCTTAACGACCAATCCGGCGATCCTACGCAGGTGTCCATAAGCAGATACGGTGGTGGCAACATTGTAATCGGTGTTCCCCCAATTTCCAAGATGCATGCCGGACCACAAGAGCCTTCCATTAACCTGTGACCAAAGGACCGCCCCACTCCAACCTCCAGTAGAATTACAGGTGTGTGAGACCAAGCCAATTTTGTTCAAGGCCTTGTCGGGGTGCATGTGGCCACACGAAGCGAGCACTTGGTTCGTTGTGAAGTCCATACCGTACATGATGACATCGTAACCAAAGGCATGCATAAATGGATTTGTTCTGCGCTTCCCAGTCAACGAGACCACACCCAAAGCTGCCCAATCATCCTTGTGCAGTTCCAATGCAACGTTGTCAAGACCGAAGCCTCGCAATCGATGCATCTTCTTTGGGTCAGAAAGGTGTGTCACAACAGAAAGCACAGTACACATCCGGTCAGCTCCGGTGCGCATATTCCGCACACGAACCTTGCCTTTCAGCAGCAACTCATAGAAATCATGGTTGCGATAAAAGCCATGCCACGGAGTTATCGCGAAATTACCGTCGCGAAACCCAAGCTCTAGCAACTGATCCTCCAAGCCGAGAGCGAGCAGGTTTCCAGGGACCTCAGAAAGGTCACTGACCACTCTGATCTGCTCTCGGGGATTGACCATAGACTCACCTTTGAAACCCTGAGGGGCATCCGGGATGGAACCCACTTGTCCCTCAGGGGCGCTAGTGATCGCCGCTGGTTTCTTAAACCAATGCGCAATGGACAGCCGGGGAAGAGATGCTCCAGACTGTGGTGCCGCAACTGACGTGACCCGAGTGGTTTCCACAACGTCATAAATGGCGCTTGTGCCCTCCGGGGCTAAAGAAAATTTGGTTAGAACCAACTTCACGTTGCGTCTTTGGCCATTCACCACAGCCTCAGCCTCGACTGCAGTAGAGAAGACATCGGCAAAATGTTCCGCCTGGGTCTTCTCTCTCTTGTACAGGAAGCTCTGGCACGTCACGGGACTGCGGATCCCATAGGAACTACAGCCGCAACAACGACTCAGCTGTCTCAACACAAGAGCAAGCCCTCCAAAACCGCAAGCAGCCAAACCTTCTTTGGCTGTATTGGACAATGTGATAACCTTCGCCGGAGGCGCGGTGTGCACAGCGCCGTGGGCCAAGAGGCCGGTGCCAGCAGTAGCGGCCAAGACCATCTCGACAATGGAAGTAAGGAGTGCTTGAAGCAGAGGAGTGGTTCCGAAGAACCTAAGTGGCTCCGAAGAACCTGGCTAAGAAGCAAGGATTTAC